TGGGCCTTCGCTAGGTTGACCAGGTGAGGCAGGCCGTCCATGGCTGTGAAGGTCAGGCGGAGCAGCTTGTCGGTGAGCCAGACGACCTTCCCACCGTACTTGGCTATGAAGCTCACCCCTGTCGAGAGCGCGAAGGTCACGGCCGCGATGGACAAGGCTGTTGCACCCCAAGCCGCAATAGTCGCAGCGTTCTCCTTGACCCAGCTCATCCACTCGGCCTTGTTCTTCTCTACCCAGTCGGTGAATTCGATGAGCTTCGGTAGAAGAGCCTCGCCGAGTGTGATCATGACGTCCATGAAGAACGACTTGATCTTCTTCAGCGCACGGCCAGCGGTCTTGGCCATCTTTTCGTACGCCTCTGCCGATGCCCCTTGGCTCTTGACGTTTGCTTCGATGATACGACCGAACTCGTCAGCCTGCTTTCCAGCCAGGGATGACACGGCTGTGAACGCACGAACATTCGGGAAGAGGGCAGCCAGCGCTTCAACATTATCACCAGCTGCCTCTTCTATCTCACGAAGAGCGACGCCAAGACCCTTGGACTTGAGAGCTGTAGCCGAGAGCTCGACGCCGAGTTCTTGGGCAATCTCCTGGGCTTCTTTCGTCGGAGAGATGAAGGTAACGATGGCCTGCCTGACCGCAGTCACTGCTTCGTCGAATTGGATACCACCCTTGGTCAGGGTAGCAAGCGAGGCCGTCAGCTCTTCGAGTGGGATGCCGGCGGTAGCAGCGATACCCGTCACCCGACCCAACCCGGAAGCCAGCTGTGGGAAGGTCAGCACGCCCTCTTTGACCGTGGAGAAGAAGATGTCCGAGACCCGCTCAGCCTGATCAGTACCCATCCCGTAGGCGTTGAGTGTCTGGACGATCCCACGAAGAGACGTGTTCACGTCGGTGACGCCCGCAATAGCCGCGCGGTTCGCGACGCTCAGGAGCTCGATGGACTCGGTCGCATCAACACCAGCTGACAAGGTGTTGTAGAGCGCGGTGGTCATCGTACTATGTGACTCGCCGAATTCGACCGACAGCGATCGGACGCCGTCCTCGAGATTCTGCATATCGACGAGTGTCGTGTCCACCAGTGTAGAGACCTCAGCCATCCCGGTCTCGAAGGAGATAGCAAAGTAGAGCGCTGCACCTCCGGCTGCACTTAGGGCTAGGGCCATCTTCTTGGAGGCGCTAGCGACTTTGTCAGCCGTATTCTCGACGGTCTTGGCCACCTTGTCGAAGTTCTCGTAGAACTCCGAGGTGTCAGCGGTGACCTCGGCGACCAGCTTTTCCACGAACGTTGGCACGCTTCTTCCTCTCCTTATCGTCCTCACGGTTGCGCAGGGAATGGTACGCAACCATGTACTGCTGGCTAGTCAACGGCAGCGAGTAGAATCTCTCGAGGTCTATCTTGAACCGATCGCATGTCGCAAGAACAAGATAGAGCGTCGTCCTACCGCTGCCGTCTATTCCCCCTCTCCTACGAGGTCCTCCATCGCGTTCTCGATCTGTGCCTTCTGCAACCCGGAGACCTCCGAGATCGCCCGCTGCAGAAGGATGATCTCTCCCGTCGTGAGCGGGAAGTCCTTCAACTCCTGGAGGATGGATGTCGCGAACTGCTCTTTGTTCTTCTCGTCGTTCGGATCACCCTCCGACTCCCACTCGATCTCGGTGTCGGCCCGGAGCCCGTGGTAGATCATGAGAGCCGACTCGAGCATGTTGACTCGGCGATTCTCCGTCTTGTACCCGGGGTCCTCTTCGTCGCGATGCTTGGCGACCTTCCCCTCCTTGTCACGGAGTATCTTGCCCTTTCGGTCACGGGCGAACTCCAGGGGAGGCGTGGGACGAGGAAGACCTCTGCCGAGTTCTTCCATCGCCCCGAACGCCAGCCCCTTGACTCGGAACGTGAACTCACCTATTGGGACAGTCTTCTCGGGGAGACTGCCACGCTTCTTTCCACCGTGCTTCATCGCTCCTCTCCTCTCAGTGGTCGCGGCCTATTACGCGACCTTTTCGAGTGTCGGGCCCGTGACGAACGCGGTCCCGTCAACCGTAAGCGTGTTGTACTCGTCGCCCTCGGCGAACTCGATCGACTCGTAAGCGAAGTCGTCGAGCGTAACCTTCTCGTCGTCCCCACCGTCGGGGTTGTCGATCGTGAACTCAAGGTTGACTGCGTACACGTCGCTTGCTGAGGTGCTCTGCCAGGCGGCTGCGTTGCCGATCTGCTTCAGCGCCTCATATGGGGTAGCGGGCTGCCCTGAGCCTCCGATGTACTCCACGAACTTCAGCGTGAAGCTCACCGCAACAGGGTCCTCGTCTCCCGGTCTTCGATGGTCGAGTGCTCCGCGATCGAGGACGTTGATGAGGTTCTGAGTCTCGCCGACTGTGAGGTCTCCCTCATCCAGTGCGACAGTGATCTCCTCAGACCCTCCGTCCTTGATCTTCAGCTCTCCATCTCGGAGATTTCTGGTCAATGACACTAGCTCTCACCTCCCCTCTATGTTCTCTCAAGAGTCCCTGAAATACGAACCGAGTGTTGCTGAAGGTCCAGCTCATTCGGCACATCGCTAACAGATGCCTCCCTCAGTCTGAGGAACCGTTCTGGAGTTCCTGCGACCGAGATGTTCTTGTGCTCCAGCATCGAGACCACCGCATCAGAGATGGTGTCGACGCGATATAGAGAAGTCCCGAACTTGCAGAAGACGTTGATCTCTACATCGATGTCACGGAACTCGACCTCGGGGCTTCTCATCGCAGCCTGGTCGACATCGCTCATGCTGACCTGAATCCACTCAGAATGATCCTGAGTCTGGAACTTCGAGCCGGGCCAGTGCACCTCGGTCTCGGTCCAGTTGTCCTTGATATAGGTCCAGAGTGCTTTCTTCGCATCTTCAAGCATGGCTCTCTACCTGAACAGTTCCGCGAACTCTTGTCGAAGCTTCCGTCGCGTGATCTTCATTCCCGGCCTGAGCATCCCGCGAGGAGCTTGCTTACTCCATCCGAACTCGAGCCTGAGGATGTACGGTACGTGGCTAGCAACCTTGATCGTGAAAGCCCGTCCCGATTTAGACTCGTCCCAACTCCCCTCGTCCTCGCCTTCCTTCTCGGCAGCCCGTGAATAGTTGGCCGTAACCTTCCCCGCTCCTGGTACTGCTCCACCCACCTCTCGGAGATAGGGCATCCAAGAACCACGAGCGAACCCGGTCTTGATCGGCGTCAGCTTGATGACCTCGCCCAGTAGAAAGAACATGACGTTCCGAAGGGTCGGCTCCTTCTTGACCTCGGCCTTCTTCAGCACCCGCTGAAGGTCCTTGTTGAAAGCCTCTGTGTGGAGCTCCACATTCATGATGCGAGACTTGGCCGACTTTCTGAAGGCCTTCGATCTCCTACCCGGCATCGTCAGTCTTCGACCCTTGATCGCCATTACAGCTTCTCACAATGCAAACGATGGAGAACCTTCAGCCCGTCATGGTCCGCGTTGAATACGTTGTACTCTTGCGAGTCGTCATCTACTACCGAGTCGATAGTAGAAGGATCGATCCCGGCAGACTCGATGTGAGCCTGCTGAATGTAGAAGAAGTACCGGCGGGTCTGAATAGCGTCCGTGCCCCGCTCGTCCTTCCTCTCCTTGTAAGCCGTCCTCACGGCGTAGAGCGTGACGTCCGTCGGGTCAGGCGCGACCTCTCCGGTCTCCACGTCCACGACAGGCGCCGCAGCATTCAACTTCAGCGTCACCTGCTTCCGCCAGTACGGCCAGGCCTGAACCAGCGCATCTTCGACTACGCTCTTGAATGACATCTATACAATCCCCAGTTGTGGGACGTCGTTGTGGTAGTTGGCGAGGAGACGGTCCACCGCTTTGTTCCCGGTCGTCCCCCCTGTTTCTGTCCCGCCAGATTCCTCGAGAGTGAACGAGAAGTCGCCAAGCTTCGCCGACTTGATGTCACCCTCGGTCGAGATACCCTCTGTGATGTCGTCCATCTTCTGAGCCGCCAAGATGGCGCAAGCCTTCGCGATGTTTCGGGGAGTCTTTTTCCATCCCCACTTCCCGGTGATCTGGACGTTCTGATTACCCTTGGGCCAGATCGGAGCATCGTCTCCCCACCGAGCACTTGCTCGCAGAGAGATGTCGTACTCGAGCGTGACCCTTCGTTCGTAGACCTTGTAGTCGCTAGAGTCTACGTCAGTGGTCGAGCCATCGGCCGGGTCCACGATCACGATAGATGTGATCTCGAGACACCTCAGCAGAGTGAGCTCCGGGAACAGAATGTCCGAGTGCCCAGTCCCATCGAAGTTGAAGGTCTTGTCGTCAGGCTCGAAGTGATCATCGCACTCTTCGTCGATCATCTCCATGGCCTCACGGATGGCTTGCTCGAACTCCTTGTTTGTCTCACCAGAGTCGTGAAACTTTCGTACGTCTGCTATTCGGCAGTACATGGGACGCCCTCCATGATCTCCACTACCGCGTCAGCCACCTGCTCCGGAGTGATGAGCTCGTAGCAGGGGGTGTCCCGAAAGCACTTCTTCCTGTAGCATCCAAGGCAGTCAGAGTCGGGAACTAGCTTGACGCCTCGGCCATACATATCGATGTCGTCGGCTGGAGTAGAACCGAAGATGGTCACGACTCTTCGTCTCAGAGCAATACCCAAGTGCATGCCGAACGAATCCATCGTGACCACGCAAGAGCATGAGGCCACCCAGCCAACGTAGTCCATGATCGATCGTCTCTGTTCTTGCATCTCCGGCTTGTAACCTCGCTCCTTCAGGAGCTCAGCTAACTTCTCCCAGCCTTTCCACTTCTTGAAGAATCGATCTCCGGCCATGTAGTTCAGGCCGACCTTGCCAATTTCCTCCTTGGCCTTGAAGCCCGTGAAGAACGGGTAGTCGTCAGGCTCCTCTACTCCTATCATCTTAGCACAGAGCTGCTGGTAGGTCAAGCAGCTCAGTCTCTTGGCTTCGTCGTCGATGCCGAGCTGGAAGGTCTCGCGAGCAGAGTCGGACATGGCGGCGGTGTTCCCGTACTGATCCATGCCGAACCCGTATCTCTCCTCGGCCTCGACAGCCACGGCTATGGCCGTACTCTCAGGCTCCTTATCCAAGCAGATCACGGCCTGGAACTTCATGACCATGATCGAGACCTGGCTCTTCCAGTTGTAGGGAATCAGCTTGTCAATCCCCTTGATTCTTCGCAGAATCTGAAACCCTTCGTCTGAGGTCAGCCATGTGATGTGGCAGTCGCTCCCGTACTTGGCCCTGATCGGACCAAGCAGAGAGGCGGTTCTGACCACATCCCCCATGGCGGCAAGCTTGATAAGCAGGACTCGAGTTCGAGTCGGCCTATAGTGCTTGCATCCTAGGCATCTCTGCCCGAACTTCTTGTGGGGCCAGCAAGGCTTGAACCCCTTGAAGTAGCGGCAGTCCGTGAGGATGCCCTCGAACTTGGCAACGTCTGCTAGTCGTCTACCGGTACCCATCTGTCTGGATTAGTCTCCATCCAAGCCCGAAGGCGCCCTTGGAACTTCTCCTCGTCCTGCAGCTGAAGCTGCCGACGCTGCTGGGAGTGCAGAGGATTAGCCGAGTCTCGAGACCCGCCACCCTCGGCCTCCATGTGCCACGACCTGACCCAAGGAAGATACAGACATTTGAACCCGGCGAAGTAGAGCCGGAGTGAAACGTCTGTCTCCTCCCGATGGCCCAGGTTTGTACACCATGTAGCGAACCCGCCCACGTCTTGGAGAGCCTGCTTCCAGTCGATGAACCCGCCGTGCATGTGGCAAACTTCGATGGGCTCATTGTGGTCGATCCAGTGCTGCTGCATATCGTAGGGCTCGAGGATCATCCCCGTCTCGATCTTCTTCCGGGCAAACCCGTTCTGACTGGGACCCTGATTCAGTATTCTCCCACGATGCGCGTTGAGGAGACATCCTCCAGCCGCTGCCACCTCTGTCCTGTCCTGATCCACGATGAAGTCGTGCAGAAGCTGGATATAGTCGCGAGGAACAACTATATCATCCTCGTGACGGATGCAGAGCTCGGCCTGGGCCGCCTCCATGGACTGCTGATAGGCGAAGGGTATTCCTTCGTTGGTACCACGAACCACGTTCACCCTGACCCCGTCATCCTCCAACATCCTGATCAGCAGTCTGATATGGTAGTGCGAGAGCACGTCGGGGTCCGAGTCGTCAACGATGACCAGCTCCCAGTCCTTGTGGGTCTGGAAGACAAGGCTAGCCAGAGCGGCGGACAAGTAGTTCGGCCGATTGCGAGTGATGATATGGAAGGACACTCTCATAGCTAGCTCCTTGTCACTGCGATTAGGATGAAGTCCTTACCCTTGGTATACTTCACCCTGTTGACCTCGAAGTCGTTGGGAACTCCCTCGAAGAGTCTCTTCACGGACTCCTCTGTTACATGCCATTCGTGCGAAGGGTTG